ACTGCTGTGTTGGAACTAATGTTGCACTGTTACTGGACATGTCATCTTCGTCAACAAACGCAGTGATTGTGATGCTTCCGTCAGACAGACTACCATAAGTAACTGTGCCTGTTGTTGTGATAGCGGATGACCCGTTGTCGATTGCACCGAACCCGCTAGTAATCGAACCAGCGTTAAGAGCACCAACAGTTGTTACGTTAGATAAAGTATCTAGAGCCGACTCAAAGTATGTTTCAAAATCAGTCAGAGCAACTTGCACCATTGTGCCGTTGTCGTTGACGACTACACGGTCAGCATCTGCAAGCGTTGTAGAAGTAGCGGAGGTTCCACCGTCTACAATGTTTAGTTCGGCAGCGGTTGAACTGATAGCTGTGCCGTTGAAATCAATCGCGTCGAGATAGGCCGTGCCGTCTATGTACAGGTCTTTGAACTGTGCGCTGCTTGTGCCGATGTCGATGGTGTTGTTGGCATCTGGTGTAAGGGCCGATCCAAACGTGACATTATCAGCAGCTGTTCCAACTACTGTTACTCGCGCACCCTCACCCGCTGTGCCATCGTGATTGTGGCCTGTGCTGGCGTTAAATGCAGCTAATATCTGGTTAAATTCGTCATTACTATCGGCAGCGTCAATAACGTCGCCGTCCACATACGTTGACTGTCTTGCTGAATATCCTGCCATTTTCTACCTTCTTCCTCCGGGGGTAAATTCTAGTTGGTATGCTTTGAGTGAGAACGGGAGTAGACCAGAGGTGTCGTCTACTCGAACCGCTACTGTAAATCCTGAACCCTCTACTGTTTGCCTTACAAGAGGAGAACCTGATGATCCGTACACAGCTGTCCCATATTTACTTGCTGTTAGACCATATATTGCAACAGAGCCACCACTTGTTAAGGCGTACGCTGATGGCTGTGCTGCTGACGATGCGTTAAAGTCATATCTCATACGAAACGTTGAACTAACTGCACCTTCGTTGTCGTAGTTCCAGACGATACGTTGCATGTTTTTACGAATACCAGCATCGCCCATAAAGTGTGCTGGGGAATCGTACACCGCTAAAATTGATGTCCCATCAAATGTTCCGCCGGATTCTTGTATGTATACGTATCCGTCGTAGCCCCCATGTAAAACTGTTTCTACACCGCTGATAAAGCCTGATACGCAACACGCTGCTTTTATACCTTTGATGTCAGCGTATTCCCATCCGATACCGCCTTCGACACCTGCCTTGATAACACCGATAAGACCTCGTGCGGATGCTTGTGCTTGTGCTTCCGTAGGGTAGAATAGACGATACTGACTCTTAGATCTGATTACGACAGATGACAGTCTAGCTGTGCCTATCTCGTCGATTCTATCCTGTATTTGTTTGGATACAGTTCCTAGCTCAACGTCAGCGATACGTTCAGTACCTGCTATAGTACGCAACCCATCAGGAGCAAGATAGATAAGATCACCGCCTATCTCCTGAACACTAAACCCGTCTAAGCAACCTATGCTACGGGTGACAGGTTGTAGTGCAAAGTCAGCTTGGGAGTTACCTTGAATCACGTATATCTGATCTTCACAGAATACAAACAAACGTTCACGGAACACTTTGAGCTTTCGTATTGCGCTATCTACTTTGATAGATCCTGCGCCATTGGCTGCTGAAAAATCATCCTCATCGAACGGAGAACTAAATATCATCTCTTGCGGCGTTCCCGACATACCTGCATAGAACATGTGGTTCTTGAAGGCAGCGACTCGATTAGCTCCTGCAACAGAACTAGCACCTACGTCTGTAACACTACTATTGTCATACACAGAGGGTGCGTTCTGCCCATCTACCCATATTACTTTTTCTGTGTTATTGAAGTTAAAAACCTCAAACTCGTATCTTCCGGCGGATGTACGCCCTGTATCAATCGATGTCCAGCCGCTACCCGACCCTTTGTATACTGCAGTCCCTTGTGCAGCAATAACTTGATCTTTGTAGATTGCTACGCCTAGTATAGTTCCCGATGATCCGCCCACTTGGTTTGAGTCATACTTGGTAAAGCCGTTGATGCGTCGGTAGCCACCTTTGATGTCGGGCTCAAAGTTTTGAAGCTGTGTAGCTGCACCCGGAGGTATTGAGAATGTGTCTCTGTCAAGAACCAGACCACCTCCAAGTCGTACCACAAATGGACTAATAATTGAGGTATCTGGCATTAGACTGCTCTCATATAGTCTTTACGGTTGATGAGCTCAACTCTCATACGGCGTAGCCCTTGCTCATAGTCTCTCTGTGCAAACTGTGCAGCTTGTGGATCCGAACGTAAAAGGTACGCATAGTACTTTGCTCTGTTGATTATTACATCATGAAAACGGTCAGGAATAGCTGGAGTGTCGGTATTAGCAGCTAAATCTGGTTTTGTTGTGTAATAAGCGTAGCGAATAGTGTAGGTGGACTTGTCTGGAGCCGGAGACAGGCCAATCTTATCATCCGGTGTATGGTACACAAACTCTGGCAATCCTTCAGAGCTACCGTCTGGGTTGGTGTCGGACTCGTGGTACTTGTCAAGATACTCATCATAGCTGATATAATTGAGTCTTCTCTCAGGTAAACTCGTAGACTCTTGCACAGTAAATGTTGACCACTTCAGTGTTTTAGCGTCAGCTTCGAAGTTGTAAAGCCTCTGACCGTCTACTGTTGTGTCTGAATCGTTTGATACAGTGAAAGGCCATTCCACTTCGGAGTTGATTATATCTCGTTGTGATTTGTTGATAAAGTCAGCTACAGCCGTCTGAATACCACGAGTAGAGGTGACGTTAGTGACCTCCACTTCATTAAGCTCTCGTAAAACTGCGTTGCAAAGTTGTAAGTAATTCATTAGCTACTCTTATGAGGTTCGTAGTGTTCTTCAACGGATGTAGTCACATCAAAAGTTCCGCCACTCTCCATGTGACAAACAAGTTTGTCTCCAGCATTTAAATGGAGAAGAGAACCTCCGGGAATGATATCCGCTACAGTATTTGCAGACATAGCCAGATCGTTGACTAAGTTTTTATATGATGTGGTAGAAGCATGATATATTTCAATGCTAACTTTTTTATTGTTTGTAGAGCCATTTGTTATGTGTAAAAACCTCACTAAACCATCGTGATTAGCAGGACAAGTGTATAGCACATTGCCGCTTGCCCCTCCAGAAGTTGCACTTATAGTAATAGATGCTGTGGTAAATTTTGCAACGTTAAGAACAGACATTAGTACATCGCCCGTCTTGAAGTGCTACCACATGAGTACATCTTGCCTCCGTGCGCTGCCTTTGTACGCACATTGGTGGGTTTACCGCTTACACCTTGTGCTTTTGCACGTTTACGACGAACCGCACTTGCCTTCTCTTTTGCAGACATTTGATTCGCTTTCGCACGAGGGACACACTTCGGATAGCCAGATTTTTTTAAACTCGCCTTTTTTCTTCCGCAAGCGGGATGGCCTCCACCTTTTTTCTTGCGGCTGATGTCTACCCAATCCCCCTTCGGTCCTTTTCCAAACCATTCTTTTAGGCTCATTAGTAAGTTCCGCCACGTTTCTTATAGGTCCTAACCAACCAAGCATTTGCGTAAGCACTTGGATATACTTTAAATTTTCTCTTGGCTTCTGATTTTACACGAGAATAGAGAGCCTTGTTCTTGGGTGTTGGGCTCTTTGATTTCTTAGTTTTTGAAGATGTTTTCTTGGTCATTTATAGTCACTCTTTCAAATGGATGACTGGGTTCACCTGATAAAAGAGTAAGTGCTCCCAGTTTTAAATCTGCCTCAATCCAATCTTCCAACGCTTGTTCCATCTTTTCGTATACTTTCTCAACGTCTGTATCAGCGATAAGAACGCCGTTGAAGAAATCGAACATCTGTTCTGCGTCTCGTTTCTTGGACAAGTACCTATGTGATAGGGCCTGTATAATCAATTGACTCATAGAACACTCCTTGCCTCTATGATACAGTAAAACTCCGGAAAAGTCAACTAAAATATAGAATAACTTTTTCCATCATACACCAAACACTCTTTTCGGTTGTTCTCCTCAACTACTGAACAGTGTATCCATCCAGAAGATGGATCGTCGGGCGTATAGTATTCTAGTATTAGTTGATCAAAGTTAAGGTTACTTCTAACCCACTCTGCAACTTCTTTGTTGTCAAATCCGGGGAGTTCAAAGTCTACAGCCTCACCTTTTGCGTGTTGGCTCTTGGCACTAGACCCGATTGCCTCACACAGAGCTACACTACGGAATCCAGAGGAGGGAACAAACGGTACACCGAAATGATCTCGAACAGGCTGTAATATCTCAGCACACACTCTCTGTAAGCTCTCAGTCTGCTGTTTATTCGGCGTGTTATCGATACCCATACGAGCCGCAGTTTGACTGCGTGTGAGTTCAGATAACGTGAAGTTATACGATAGTCTCACAGATTTAGCCTTTTATTCTTCCTATCGACTTCAAGCCAAATGAAGCAGCTATACTAGCCATAATTGACCAACTTAGCCATTCTGGAAGGTCCTCTCTTAAAAAACGAAACCCATCCTCGATATAAGGCTGGGCTGGGGGATAGAAACAGGCTGATAGCAATAAGACGAAAAAAACGGTCCACAATTCGTCTTTCCACGAGTCTTGACTAGCTCGTGCTTGTTCAAGTTCCCATGCTCCGTCTTGCTCTACTTTTTTTGTTTTTGCTTCAATTTGAGCGACGGCAAGTTTTTGTTTGGCTTGAGCCTTCTCAGCACGGTTCTGCATCCAAGTTCCAGCGAGATTAGCTACGGGGCCTATCAATGCTTGTAACATTTTAACACTTCCACCTCTTACGGGCTTGACGCAATCTACTGTTGGGATCTTTAGCTGCTTTAGGGAACTTTTTCATCTGCCCTGCAGAACGTGCACAGTACGACTTACGACGTGCGGCACGAGCCTTTGACTTAGGTTTATCTTCAGTGACTGCTGTCTTTAGTTTGCTACCGGGATTTTTACGGCGGTAGGCAGCTACGCCCGCCTTTGTCATGCCCGCACCAGACTTTGTGGGGCGAAAATTCTTTTTGTTACGCTTTGGCATTTTGTCTTGTTTACGAGCCATAATTATCTCCAGTGAGATGGGGGAGCCCGAAGACCCCCCCTAGTTCACTTACGCGAACGTTGCCGCAGTTTCGGCAGTGCCGAGTTCTGCGATAACAGCAAAGACACGTACTTTACCGTCGAACGTTGCTGTGTTAGCAATCAGATCGATGGTGTCAGCAGCGGTGTACAGTTTCGCTGTACC